TGAACCGCGGCGTGACGATCACCCCTAGCACATCGGATGTGCTGACAATCGACGGCATAAATTGGCCCGTGCAGGAGGTTATCCCGATGGACTCGGCGGGCTTTGTCATATCCTGGCTGGTGAAGGTCATGGGTCCGGGATCAGCCGCCGCGCAACTGTTCGCGCTATTTGTGCCGCAGGGATCGGACGCGCTTGTCACTTCAGACGGCGACACATTCAGGGTTAGGAACTAGCATGGCCAACTATGACTCAGCGTTTACGGGCGCGCAGATCGACGCGGCGCTTACCAAGGCCAGTAGCGCGACGCAGCCGGGCGACCTTGGCACGGCTGCCGCCACAGCGACCACAGACTATGCAACGGCGGCACAGGGCGAGCTTGCGGACAGCGCCACGCAACCGGGTGATCTTGCCACGGTAGCAACGTCGGGTGACTATGCGGACTTGACCGGCGTTCCGACGGCAATTTCAGACACCACGGCGGCGTTCACGACAGGGCAAGCGAACGCGATAATTGCCAACACTGCAAAAGTAACCAACGCCACCCACACAGGCGACGCGACCGGTGGCACCGCTTTGACTGTCACCGGCATCAATGGAACGTCTCTGGCAGGGCTTGCAACCGGTCTGCTAAAGAACACAACGAGCACGGGCGTTCCGAGCATCGCGTCAAACTCAGACCTGCCCACAATGACTGCAACGGTGGGCGGGGCGGTGCCGACACCGCCAAACAACACGACGACATTTCTGCGGGGCGATGGGACGTTTGCAGAACCACCAGGCGGCGGCATCACGTCAGTCACCGGCACAGCGCCTATTGCGTCCTCCGGCGGCGATACGCCTGCGATTTCCATCATACCCGCAACGGGATCCGTCCCCGGCAGCATGTCAGCGGCAGACAAGACCAAGCTGGACGCGATCAGCGGCACGAATACGGGCGACCAGACGTCCATTGTGGGAATCACTGGGACCAAGGCGCAATTCGACACCGCCGTGACGGATGGGGATATCCTCTACGTCGGTGACGTGACGACGAACGCGACGCACACCGGAGATGCGACTGGCTCCACAGCCCTGACCCTTGCAACCGTAAACAACAACGTTGGCAGCTTTGGCATTTCCGCCTCGGTCGCGCAGTTCACAGTCAACGCCAAGGGCCTCATCACTGCGGCGGCGAACGTCGCAATCAGCATTGCATCGACGGCGGTCAGCGACAGCACGACGGCAGGCAGGGCACTCCTGACAGCAGCCACGGCTGCGGCACAGCGAACACTGTTGAACGTGGCTGACGGCGCGACTGCCAACGCCTCTGACGCAGACTTGAGGGACCGGGCAACCCACACAGGGACGCAGGACGTTGCCACGATCACTGGGCTAGGCACAGCAGCCACCACAGCAGCCACAGCCTATGCTACGGCAGCCGAAGGCACACTGGCGAGCACCGCCACGCAACCAGCGGACATTGCGCTGATGGTGGAGAGCGACGTCACCGGCGTAACCGGCGCAGATGCGGTCACGAACATCGTGAGCCTGACGCAAGCGGAATACGACGACATCACGCCAAACTCATCGACACTCTACGCGATCACGGACGCATAAGATGGCATTGAACCTCGGCGCAAATGCCATCGGAAAACTCTATCTGGGCAGCACGGCGATAAACAAGGCGTATCTTGGCACGGGCATATGTTTTCTGGCGGCTTCTCCCCCGCGTCCCTATTCGCTGGCGGCATTGCAGGTGCGTGGTACGGTCCATCCGACCTGTCCACGCTGTTCCAAGATAGCGCAGGCACCACGCCCGTCACAACGGCGGGACAACCTGTTGGGCTGATGCTGGACAATTCCGGCAACGCAAACCACGCCACGCAGGCCACGGCTGCGGCGCGTCCAACATACCAGACTGGTCCCGCCCGCGCCACGCTGGACAAGGTTGACGATCGCCTGTCCGTTACAGTGCCTGTTGGCGGCTTCACGGGGACGATGGTTCTCGGCACGGATCAAGGGACGGCTTCCTACGGTGTGACAATTCCAGCGGGCGCTTATGACATTGGCGGCAGGGGCGGCCAGTATTTCCCGGGCAATGCAATCGTCGGGCAGGTGATCCGCAACGGGGCTTTGAGCGATGGGGAAGCGGCTGCGACTGAGGCCTATTTTGTCGAGAAAGGCGCAACGGCGAGTTACGGGGCTGTGACAGACTTTACCCGTTTCTGGAGAGATTGGTCGGAAATCACCAGCTTCCCCCTAATTGACACGTCAGCAGGGGCTAATTTCTTAGCGGCTTGGTATAACTGCTCTAGTCTCACCAGCTTCCCTCTGATCGACACGTCAGTAGGGACTGATTTCAGCGTTGCTTGGCGGGGCTGCTCTAGCCTCACCAGCTTCCCCCTGATCGACACGTCTTCGGGGACTAATTTCCGTGATGCTTGGCGTGACTGCTCTAGCCTGACGAGCTTCCCAGATAATGCCTTCGACAACGTCCAAGGCGGGAACTTTACCGACGCATTTACAAGCACAGCCCTAACCCAAACCAGCATCGACAACATTCTTGTCTCTCTCGTTGCATCCGGTATTGCAGCCGGGACGCGGGTATTTGGCCAGTCGGGCGGCTCTGCCCCTTCGTCAACGGGTAAAGCAGCAATCGACACACTGCGCTCTCGCGGCTGGACCGTCACAGTTACAGGAGGCTACTGATGAGACTAACAATCGACGGCGTGAATTGGCCCGTGCAGGAGGTTATCCCGATGGACTCGGCGGGCTTTGTCATATCCTGGCTGGTGAAGGTGAGCAAATGACGTATAAAGGAAACGATCATGGCACTTACTGAAGGCGTCGGCGGGTTTTTGTCCGTCTCGGCGGCCACCCCAGCAACATTCAGCTCCGCTGGCTACGCAGCTCTGACGTGGACCGAGGTGGGTGAAACATCCGAACTACCAGAATTTGGCGCGACTTGTTCGGCGGTCACGTTTACGCCGATCGAGACTGGCATCGTGAACAAATTCCACGGCGAACGGAACTACGGGTCAATCACTATCCCGCTTGCCTACGATTATGCTGACGCTGGCCAGAACATCTTGCGTGCCGCGCTGGCATCCGAGGATGAAATCAGCTTCCGCGAAACCCGTACCGACGGCACGGTCCGTTATATCATGGGCAAAGTCATGTCGTTCCCGCGCGGCCAGTCGGTCGGGTCGGTCAACATGGCAAGCTGCAACATCGAGTTCACGCGCGCCGATGTGGAAGTCGCCGCGCCGTAATCCTGCACCTCCCGCAGGCTAGGGGGGTGAGGCGTGGTTAACCGCACCCCCCGAATTTAACCTAAACCGAAGGATATAAACCATGGATTGTTTCGACTCAGTATCAGCGGCAGAGGCAGGCGCTTGGCTGCACCTGACCAACCTTCGCACAGACGCGCCAGCCTACGTCACAGGCAAGGACGGCACGCCAGACTTGTCCAAGCCTATGCGCATCAAATTGATCGGCATGGACGCGCCTGCGGCAAAAGCCAAGGAGCGCAAGCGCACAACCAGCATCCTGAAGCGGCGCGGCGGCAAGATGGACTTCGCCAAAATGACCGAGGCGCAACTTGGTGCGCTGGTCGACGAAGGTCAGGAGGGCATTGTTCAGGCTGCCGTTGATCAGACAATCGGCTGGGAAACCTAAGCCTTGACGGCAAGCCTGTAGAGTTTTCGGAAGAAGCGGCGTTTGCGATCTATCGCAAATATCCGTCAATCTTGGACGAAGTGACTGAGTTCTTGAAGGACCGGGCCAATTTTTTCGCACAAGCCTAGATGCTCTTTGCCTCTGGGCGCGACAACACGCTTGGTTATGCGCACAGCCGCAGGACATAAAGCAGACGAGGTGGAGTTTTTTGGAGCGGGCAAATGAAGAACCGGACTTTCCTGAACTTCCATTTCGTGCTTATCTTGCGGAATGGCTGCTGGATGTGGGACCTGTCATGCAGGGCGGGACGGGGCCGGTGGCTCTGTCCCATTTAGAAATTCAGGCGTGGGCCGCAAATGTAGGGCTGCGGTTTGAAGGCGACGAAGCGCAATGGCTGCAAAAAATGAGCGGGGTTTACGCCAGTGAATTGTTCGAGTCGAATGGCAAAAACACACCCCAGCCGTTCCGGGATTAATCCGCATGGATGATATGGCAATGGTTGGCCTCGGGGGTTGACAGCCGCCCCGTTCGGCAGGCCACCGGTGATCTGGATCGCTTTGCGCGCTCTGGTGATAAGGCCGGCAGGTCTGCAAAGCAAGCCACGGGTTCGTTTGGCGGCATGGCGCGCGGCGCAATCAGAATGGCCGCAGGTATAGGCCTTGCTGTTTCGGCTGCTGCGGCTCTGGCCAGTGCGTTTCGCGGCACCCAGCAATATACTGTTATGACAAACTCACTGCGGGCAATAGGAATGTCCGGCATTGAGGCGGCGTCTGCGCTTGAACAGATTGGAGATATTGCAGCCCGGACCCGTGCGCCACTTGAAGCCACCGCGCAACTGTACCAGCGTATCAGTATTGCGGGCCGTGACCTTGGCGCGTCATCGTCTGACGTGCTGCGGTTTACCGAAAACGTTGGACTGGCACTTGCTCAAGTTGGCGGCGGCGGGGCTGCGGCATCGGGCGCACTGTTGCAGCTATCCCAAGCCATGAGCGGCGGCATTGTCCGGGCCGAGGAATTCAACAGCATCCTTGAGGGTGCATTCCCGATTGCGCAAGCGGCGGCGAATGCCATTGAAGGTGCTGCGGGATCTGTCGGTCAACTGCGCAATATGGTTATCGCGGGGGAAATTTCCAGCCGGGAATTCTTTGAAGCGGTTCTTTCGCAATCTGACGCGCTGGAAGATGCGTTTGCGAATACGATCCCCACAATATCAGGCGCGATGCAGGTTTTCCGCGATCAAATGACGCTTTCACTTGGGTCGCTCGATTCCATGGTTGGCGGTAGTGAATCGTTTGCGCGGACAATCCTTTTGATGGCTGAAAACCTTGATGTTGTAGGGGCGACCCTTGGTGTTGCCGTCACGGCTTTTGGCGTTAAATATGTGGGAGCGCTGGCACTTTCCACGCTTGCCACCTTTTCTCTGACCGGCGCATTGGCGCTTCTCAAGACCGCGCTCGTAACATCGGGCATCGGCGCGTTGATTGTCGGGGCTGGGTACCTGGTCGCAATGTTCGGGCGGCTGGTCAAAGCGGCTGGTGGGTTTGGCGAGGCGCTTAACCTACTAAAGGACGTTGCGCTTGAGGTATGGGATCGCATCGGGCTTGGCGTTGATTTTGTAGCGGAATCTATCGCCGCAATGTCCGCCAGCGCTCAAGCATTCTTTATCGGCGCTATTCGCAAAATGGCGGGCGTGTTTGTAGAGTTTACTTGGACAGTTGCCGACGGCCTCAACAGCCTATTCGGAACAAGCCTGCAAGGCGCAAGCGCAGTCATAACTCAAGAGCTTGGGGCAGCCCAAATCGCAGCCGAGAAATTAGCAGATGCATCTACAGCCGCAGCGAGTGCCGCAAAAGATGGTTTTTCTGCGCCTCTGGAAAGTGTGCAGGCACTGCGGGACGCAATGGCAGAAAGCGAGACTGCTACTGAAGGCGCGACCGCCGAAGCAGAGGCGCTGAATGAGGCGCTGGAAGATATCGGGGACGGCACAGGTGGCGGGGCAGCGAGCAAGATCGACCAGGAGCGCGAGGCTATCGACGCTGTGGTCGACTCGCTCAAGGACCAGATCGCAGCTATTGGTGAGACCTCGACAGCGCGCAAGACCGCGCAAGCACTGCGCCAAGCCGGTGTCAGCCTATATTCGAAGGAAGGCCAGCAGATCGCGGATCTGGTCGAGCAATACGCCGAGATGCAGGAAGCACAGCGTATAAACGAAGATATTTCCCGCTCGCTGAAGGACGCGATACTGGATTTTGCCCTGGAGGGCACAGACGCGCTCGACGGCATGATTAAGGCTTTCCAGCGCATGGCTCTTGAGGCGGCACTTTTCGGTGAAGGCATGATGGGCAACGGCGGGGGCGGCTTGCTCGGCGGGCTTGTCGACTCGGCGGCCGGGGCGCTATCGGGTCTTCTTGGCGGCAGCGCATCGGCCGGACCGCTGGCTGGGCAGCCGATCTTCGATATTGCGAGCAGCTTTGACGGTGGCGGTTACACAGGCTCCGGCGCGCGCACCGGGGGCTTGGACGGCCGAGGCGGCTTTATGGCTATGATGCACCCTCAAGAGCGGGTCTATGACGAGACGCGCGGTCAGGGCCGGAACCAAGGCGGGGTTGTGAATAACATCAAGGTCATCGCGCCGCCGGGATCTGAGGTCGATGAAAGCCGCCAGCAAAACTCGACCGGCGGCGAAGACCTGACCGTGATGATCGACCGCGAGGTTAGCTCACTCGCCCGCGATCCTAGCTCAGCCATCAGCCGGACGCTTGGCAATAGCTACGGCGTCGGGCGCCAGACAAGGAAGCGATAAATGCCAACTTGGCCCGCAACACTCCCGCAGCTTGGCCAGATTGGCGCGGGATACAAGCCGCAAGACGCGGTGGCCCGTCCCCGGATGGACGCCGGGCCGCCCTCGCGACGCAATCGCTTCACCGCCATTACGAAGGACGTCAATTACCAGATGCCGCTAACCGGGGTGCAAGCCGCCATTCTGGAGGACTTCCACGAGAACACGCTTCGAAACGGCGCGCTATCCTTCGACTGGATCAGCCCGTTGGACGGGTCGGCCGTCCAGATCGCATTCAAGAGTCCGCCTGAGTTTTCGGTGCGCATTGGCGGCCCTGATCCCGATAAGCGACTTTGGGTCGTCTCGCTATCCCTGGAGATCCAGCCATGAGTGTGACTGACGCCTTCCGCGCTGACGCTTGGTCGCCTGAGTCCGATCTTTACCTTGTGCTTCTCACGATCGAGCACCCGGATCTTGACCCGCCAATCCATGTGGTGAACAACACCGTTGATGTCGCATCAAACGGTATCACCTACTTCGCTTTTCCGTTCGAGATTGCGCTGCCCGAGAGCCCGGAGAACTCCCCGCCACGCGCCGAGCTTTCTATCAGCAACGTGGGCCGCGAGATCGGTCAGGCGATCCGGTCCGTAGGCTCGCCGCCGAGTGTGACGATAGCCGTCATTCGGCAGGCGACCCCGGACGTGATCGAGGCGTTGCATGTGGGAATGAAGTTGACGGGCGTCAGCTACGACGCGCAGCAGGTGTCGGGGCAGCTTGTGCGTGAAGATTTAGTCACTGAGCCATATCCGGCCATGACATATTCGCCGGCTGAATTCAGGGGGCTGGTCCAGTAATGAATTTGCCAGTCTTCGTCAACAAGGTGCTTTGCATGCCTTTTGTCGCCCGGGGCCGGGATTATGAGGGTGGTGATTGCTGGGCTGTTGTGTGGCTTTTTTATCGCGACGTGCTCGGTCGCGACCTTCCGGCCTACGATACGGGATATGCCACCGCAGGGGCCTCCGCTGTGGACCGCTCGATGGTCGGCAGGATCATGATTCGCGAGCGGGTTAAATGGGAGCAGACCGACGCGCCGAGGTTGGGTGATGTCGTGATGCTGCGCTGTTCCGGCGCTGCCTGCCATGTCGGCGTGATGATCGACAGCAAGAGGTTCTTGCACATCGAGGACAGGCGCGGCGCGACGGTGGAAAGCCTGACCGCGCCGATCTGGCAGCGCCGCTGCGAAGGGGTTTATCGCTTTGCCGAATGATATGATCACCCTGACCGCTGCGGCCCACCCGTTCGAGGCGTCCTCGAAGACAATCCCAGTGGCGGAGGGGGTGTCGCTGCAGGCAATGCTGGAGCAGGCTCAGCCTGATCCAATGCTGATGCGGCACGCGGTAATCTTCATTGGCGGCTCCAGGATAGAACGCCGGTACTGGCACTGTGTCTACCCCAAGGCCGGCGCACTGGTAGAGATCCGCGTTCTGCCGACGGGCGGCGGTGGCGGCGGTGACAAGGATGTGCTTCGCACCGTGCTCACCATAGCCGTGCTAGTGGCAAGTGTGACAATTCCAGGGCTGCAGGTGCTCGCCCTCGGTCCTACGGCGCAAGCCTTTCTGCAAGCCGGCATCGCCGTCGTGGGCAACCTCGCTGTTAACGCGCTCGTGCCTGTGCAGCAGCCCGAGGGGCCTCGCGAGGAAGAAAGACGGTTTGGCATTCAGGGGTTCCAAAACCGCGCGCGGCCATTTGATCCAGTTACTCAGATCCTCGGTCGGCACCGCATCGCGCCGGACTATGCGACGCGGGTGTTCACCGAGGTCGTCGGTCAGGACCAGTATCTGCGCGCAATATTTGCATGGGGCGTTGGCCCGATGGAGATCGACGTTGACAGCATTCGCATCGGGGAGACCCCGATCAGCAATTTCACCGGTGTGCAAATGGAGCATCGGCAGGGCTTTCCAGGTGATGCGCCGCGCGAATTATATTCCGACGCAGTGTTTGAGGACAATCTACAGATACCGCTAGGCGACCAATCGGACGGGTCGGCTAATCTCACCGGGCCGCAAGTGCGAACGGCAGCAGCAGAAGCGGACGAGCTGAGCGTTGACATCACCTTCCCCGCTGGTCTGTTCGGAACGGGGAGAAACACAGGGAATACTCTCGGCGCCGACGCGACTATTACGGTGCGATATCGTGAGGTGGGCACGAGCACATGGCTTGTTCCAACATTTACCGCGAGGACGCACTCTTTTGCTACCGGGATCGGAATGACTTTCAGCGGCAAGCGCAAGGGCACCATTAGGCATGGCATGACGTGGGATGTTCCGAGGGGCAATTACGAAGTGCAACTTCAGTGCGTGTATATGGAGACGAGCAAAAACCCGCGAACCAGTGACGTTTACTGGACTGCGCTGCGCGCGATCCAAGACCAAGACCCAATAACCAGCCGCGTTCCGGTCGCCACCACATCGGTGAGGATTAAGGCCACCGACCAGCTTAACGGCGTGCTTGACGAGCTCAACGGCATCGTCACGACACTGGGCAAAGATTGGGACGGGTCAGCATGGGTCGATGACCAGCCCATGACAAACCCGGCCAGCCTGTTCCGGCACGTCCTTCAGGGTGGTTCGAATGCTGTGCCACTGGCTGACAGCCGCATTAACTTAGCCTCGCTTGAAGACTGGCACGAGTTCTGCACGGCTAAGGGATTCACCTGCAACACGGTGATCACGTCGGGCCGGTCAGTGTGGGAGGTGCTCGCCGAAGTCGCAGCCTGCGGGCGTGCATCACCGGCAGACGTGGACGGAAAGTGGGGCGTCGTGATCGACCGCCCGCAGGCTTTCCCGGTGAGCCACATCACGCCGCGGAACAGCAGCAATTTCAAGGCAGAAAAGGCATTCATCGAGCTTCCGCACGCCTTCCGCATTCCGTTCGTCAACGAGGATCAGAACTGGCGTCGCGACGAGCGGCGCGTGTACCGCACGGGCTTTGACGCGAGCAACGCGACCGAGTTCGAGGAATTGCAATTGCCCGGTATTACAAACCCGGATCAGGTCGAGCGCATGGGGCGCTACCGCATGGCGCAGGGCATCCATCAGCCCGAGCGGTTCACTTTTCGACAGGACATGGAGTTTCTGACCTACCAGCGCGGCGACCGGGTCAAGATCACGCATGACGTGCTTCTGCTAGGTCTTCACTCGGGGCGGGTGAAGAGCGTGATCACGGACGGCAGCAACAATGTCACCGGCCTTGTGCTCGATGAGACAGTTGAGATGGAGTCTGGCGAGAATTACGGGATCACGATCCGCACGCTGGACGATCCAAGCGTGAACCGGGGCGTGGTGACGGATGTCGGGCAGGTGTCGACAATCACCCTCAGCTCTTCAATCCCGGCCGTCGGCGGCCAGCCGGCGGTCGGACGTCACGATCTTTTTGGCTTCGGCCTGTTCGGTCTTGAGACCGACGACGCTCAGATCATCTCGATTGTTCCGCGCGCAAATGCGGAGGCCAACGTCATTGCGGTGCCCTACCGCGAGGTGATCTATAGCGACGACGACACGCCGATTCCGCCTTTCCAGTCGAACCTCACGCCGCTGCCTCAGGTGCCTGCGCCACTGGTGCGGAATGTCATCTCCGACGAGCGCGTCATAGCGCTCGGCACGGCGGGCAATCTGCGAATCCGTGTGGCGTTCGACGTTGACCCGGTGTCGGAGTCAACGGCTTTTGCAGGCTCACATATTGAGGTGCAGCAGCGCGCGACAGGCACCGACGGGGAGCCGTACGCCAACGCCCAAGTGGAAGAGCAAACGGGCGGTCGCGTCATCATCGGCGGTGTGCGCGAGGGTGAGACATTCGATTTCAGGCTGCGTTGGGTGCCGCAAGGCGGGCGACTGCCCGGACCTTGGGTGACGGTGCCTTCGCATCGAGTTGTGGGTCGCGCTACGCCGCCGGCCGGGCTCGCTGGTCTTACGCTCAGTGCCTTCGGGGGCATGGCCTATCTGCGGTGGGATCGCCCAGCAGAGATAGACGTCCAGTATGGTGGCGAGGTGCGGTTCAGGCATAGTCCAGCGATGACAGGCGCGACATGGGGCGCGAGCAATTCGATTGGCGACCTTGCGAGAGCGAGCGCCCAGCTTGTCGTTTTGCCACTGAAAAAAGGTACTTACCTGGCCCGCGTGATTGACCAGACGGGGCGGATTAGCGAGACGACGGCCACCGTTTCGACCAAGCAGGCGACAGTTCTGGATTTCGCTGCTACCGACACGATCAACGAGGCTACCGCGTTTTCCGGGGCCAAGACGAACCTCACGGTCGATACCGGCACGCTTGAGCTGACCGATCCGGCGGTCAGTCAGACGGGCGTGTACGACTTCGCGGCGGCGCTGGATTATGGGGCGGTGGTCAAACGGCGGCTTACATCCCGCATCGCACTGATCTCGTTCAACGTGTTCGACACTATCGCGCAACGCACTGATCTGATATCCACGTGGACAAGCATCGTTGGCGACATCCCGGATGGCGGCGATCTTATTGTGCAGGTTCGGCATACCGACGACGACCCGTCAGGCACGCCGGAATGGACAGCCTGGGATCGGCTGGACTCGGCCGAATTCGATGCGCGGGCTTTCGAGTTTCGCGCTCTGGTATCAACTATCGGATCGGACGTGAATGTTTCCGTTTCCGAGCTCGGCATCGACGCCGACAGTCTGTGAGGAATTGAATGGCGCAACACGACTACAATATTGGTGATCAGAACGGGTTCGATTTCCTCGTGGACCTGAACAACGCTCTGAGCGCGATTGCGACGAACAATGCCGGATCATCAGAGCCGAACACGACATTTGCGCACATGCTCTGGTTCGACACGAATAACGACCTCATGAAAGTGCGCAATGAGGCAAATAGCGCATGGGTTATCGTCGCCAAAAAGGATGGAAGTGGTTGGACACCTTACCGGCAGGGAACGGCGCTTGGGACGGCTTCTGTTCAGCCAGACAACCGCTACGCCCACCGATCCAACAATTTAAGCGATCTGGGAAGCGCGACGACAGCGCGCGCTAACTTAGGTGCGGCGGAAGACAGCTCGGATCCTAATTTCACAAATGACCCTAATGCGGCGGCGCGCGGGGGCTGGTGCACAAAAATTATCAACTTGATATTGGACACAATCCCGGGGCTGGTGGCTGCAGAACTTCACGCCAGTGGTTCAGCCCCGATGTATGCCTGCCGCGCGTGGGTAAATTTCAAGGGCACCGGAACAGTGGCAATCCGCGCCAGCGGGAATGTATCGAGCATCACGGATAATGGGACGGGTGACTATTTCGTAAAACTTTTACGATAAGAATGCTGGAGGCGAATTATTGCACCACAGGCTCAACGGAGCGCAGCATTTCAGAAGGCGCTGGCGATTTCGGGGTAAGAAACGGCAGCATTACGCGGAGTTCTGTCGGGGTTCGGACCACCAACGGTGCTGGTCAGTTTGAAGACGCCACTACGGTGTCCGTCGCAATTTTCCGCTGAAAGGAAACC